AGTTTACGAAAGATTTGAAAAATCTTTAGAAAATCTTCCTTCCAAAGAAAAAGATCTTTATCTTAAAGAACAAATTATAAAATTTATAAATTCTTTAAAAACTCTTTAATTGTATTAAATATAAGATAAGTATAAAATATGAACATTAAAAATTTAATTTCAAAATTGATAGCACAAGTTTGCGAGAAAAATTATTCCGCAGCAAATAATACTTTAGATACGGTTGTTACCGAAAAAGTAAAAGAAAAAATTAAAAAAACTTCTGAAAAACTTTCACCTGCACAAAAGAAAATTGCAAAAGCTGCAAAACCAAAAAATAAAATTACAGGAGAAGATTTTAAAGCCTTAAAAAAAGATAAGAAAAAGGCACCAAAGAAGAGTAAATAATAATAGAAATTTATGGATATCTCATCAATCATCAATACAATTGATACAAGCGTTCTTAATGAAGAAGTTGCTTCAGCCATAGCAGAAGCTTTTGAAACTGCTGTTAATGAAAAAGTAAATTCCAAGTTGACACTTGAAGTTGAAAATGCTTTGAGCAAACAAGACGAAGAACATGCTTCTAAATTAGAAAAACTTTTGGAATCTATTGATGCAGATCATTCAGAAAAATTAAAAAAAGTTGTAAATGCAATTAACGAGAACCATACTTTAAAATTAGAAAAATTGGTTGGATTCTATCGTACTGCTCTTAACGAAAAAGCTGAAAACTTCAGTAAAAAAATCGTAAATGAATTGAGTAATTTTATGGACATGTATTTGGAAAAGGCAATTCCTCAACAACAATTGGATGAAGCTGTTTCAAATACAACCGCCAGAAAACAATTAGAAAAAATCAAAGAAATCATCTCTTTCGATCCTTCCACTCTTAATGAAGATGTAAAAGGATTGATTTCAAAAGGAAAAGAAAAAATTGATGATCTCCACAATCAATTAAACGAATCTTATAAAGAAAATTTAGAGTTAAATGAAAAATTAACTCAATTAGAATCCACACTTTTATTAGAAAAGAAAACAAGCGCAATGCCATCTTCTAAAAAAGAGTATATTTCTAAATTGTTGAGCGACAAAACCCCTAGCTATATTGAAGAAAACTTCAAATTTGTCGTTGAGATGTTCGAAAGAGAAGAAACAGAATCTACAAATAAACTTGTAGAAGAAGCAAAGAAAACAGCAATCTCTAAAGATGCTAAAGTTCCTGCTTCTAAAGTAATTTCTGAATCTTCTACTGAAGAAGCTAAAAACGCAACTCCAGTAAACGGATATCTTAGTGCTTTAAAAGAAATACGATAAGCATTTTCAAGGTGGAGAAGGGTATGACATCCTTCCCGAACGTTAAATCCAAAAAGGAGAAATAACAAATGGCTAATGTAAAACCCGCACCTGGTTTCATCGACAAATCCCGTGCGAACCAACTCCTCGAAAAGTGGGCACCTGTTCTTGATTATTCAAGTGACAAAGTCCGTCCTATCGAAGATGAACATGCTCGCGTTACCACAGCAATGCTGATGGAAAACCAAGAGCGTTGGTGCTTGGAAGAAGCTGGAAACTTCGCTGGCAACGGCGGTGCTTTCGGCAGTGGATCCACTATTGGTGGTATCTATACACCTCCCGGCACAATCGGTTCGAACGATGGTTATGCAACTGGTGATGCACGTTTACCAAAGGTATTAATACCAATGATCAGACGTACGTTCCCTGAGTTGATTACCAACGAAATCGTCGGTGTACAACCAATGAGTGGACCAGTAGGACTGGCATTTGCCCTGCGTTACCGCTACGAAGCAGATAGCTTGGGTGCTAATGGCATTGACGGATATCAAACAGGATCAACAACTTCATCGAAGTTTGGTGTTCCTCGTACAGCCGCCGATGAACAAGAACTCGGTTATCAATTCCTCGATACACGCTTTACAGGAACAAGCGCAGCTTCCCTGACCGGAAATTCAGACTTCAATGTTCTGGGTGCCGATCAAGGTGTTGCAGCCCTGTTGAGCCAATTCGAGCTTACTGGAAACATTCCTCAAGTGACTGTCGAATTCAGCAAAACAGCAGTAGAAGCTGGCACACGCCGCCTCGCCGCTCGCTGGTCTGTCGAACTCGAACAAGATCTTAAGAACATGAACGGACTCGACATCGATTCTGAATTAACAAATGCTATGTCATATGAAATTCAAGCCGAAATCGACCGTGAAATGATCATGAGAATGATCCAAACTGCTCTCAATGCAGGTAATCCAAACGGATACACATTCTGGTACGCTCAATCAGCTGACGCACGTTGGCTCGGAGAGAGAAACAGAGACTTCTATAGCAAGGTAATTGTCGAAGCTAACCGCATCGCAATCCGTAACCGCAGAGGATCAGCTAACTTCATCGTTGCTACACCTCGCGTTTGCGCTATCTTGGAGATGCTCCCTGAATTCCAATGGATGTCAGTAAATGGAAACGTAAACACACAACCAACAGGCATTGCCAAAGTTGGAACATTGGGTGGACGTTTCACTGTTTACCGCGATACCCGTACAGATGCTCAGTATCTCGCAGGTCAAAGATCAAATCCTCTGGAGTATGCCTTGTTAGGTTATAAAGGAACTGAGTACTACGATACAGGTATCGTATACTGCCCTTACATCCCTGTCATGATTCAACGTACAGTTGGTCCAAACGACTTCTCGCCTCGTGTCGGTCTTATGACTCGTTACGGTGTTGTAGATTACATCTTTGGTGCCTCTCTGTACTATCACGTAATCATCGTCAAGGGTCTGGGAGAAGGTTTCGCACCTAGCTCGACAGCACTCTATCTGTAATTTGATTGTACAGATCTAATCACTTTTACCCATCCTCGAAAGGGGATGGGTAAATTTTTTTATAGATTAACTATTCTTTAACAAAATCACCCTCTAAAATCTCAAACTTTTCTTTTTTTCCACTTTTGCCGCCGTCTAAGAACTTGTTCATTATTTCGTCCCTAGTTGCTATTAATATATTGTTTGTTTGTGGACCATTTCCTAATTGTTTAGTTCCATTTGCTTCTACTTTAGCAACTTCTAAATTGTTTTTATGTTGTTTTGCTTGTAAATTTATTTTATTTAAATTATCAATAGCTTTTGTGGTTGCGCTTATAAGCTGTGCAAGAGCAGCTATTTCTCTGGGATCTTGTCCAGATGTTACTAAATCTTTTAAATTGTTAACTGTCTCCAAACCCACTTCAATTACTTCTGCTGTTTTTTTATAAACGTAATCGCTTACGTTATCATCGTTTAAATTTTCTATTTCTTTTGTTTTGGATGGTGTTATTTGTTTTGGTACTGCATCGCTTTTTAATTGATCTATGATATTATCTATTTCGTTTGAAGAATCCATATTGTATTGAATATTTATTTGATAAACTCTTCTTTTCTACTATAATATAGGTATCTTATGTTTGAAATGCCTAAAATTGTTTTTGAAAAAATAGAAGAAGATGCACAACTTCCAGAACAAAACTTGGTAAGTGATGCAGGTTATATAATAAAATCAATTGAAACAAAAATAATACCTGAGAAAGAGTTATTCACTCTAAATACAGGACTTAAAATATTTGATATAACTAAAGGAGTATGGGGATCGATTCTTTCAATTGATGAATTGTTGGAAAAACATAAAATACAAGTAATTCCGTCTATTATTGAGAATAATTTCAGAGAAGAAATAAAAATAACTCTTTACAATACATCAAACAAAGATTATCTTATAAATACAGGGGATTGTATAGCCAAATTGGTGTTTATGCCTCTATTAACACTTAAAACAGAATTTAAAAATGATTAACCATTACAATAATCTTTGGGTAGAAAAATACAGACCCAAAACACTTGATGACATAGTTCTAGACCCTGAAATCAAAGAACATTTTAAGAATATTGGAGATGATGTTCCAAACATTCTTTTTCATGGTCCTGCAGGTACGGGAAAAAGTACTATGGCTAAAGTAATTGTAAAGGATATTTTAAAATGCCAATATCTTTATATCAATGCATCTGATGAAAATGGAATTGATACAATCAGAAATAAGGTTATTACTTTTGCCCAAACTCGTTCTATAGATAGCAAAAAGAAAATAGTTATTCTAGAAGAAGCGGATGGATTGACTGGAGAATCATTGAGAATTCTAAGAAATGTAATGGAAGAATATATCAATACAACAAGATTCATCCTAACTGCTAATTACATAACAAGAATTATTGAACCTATTAGATCACGATGTGTGATGTTTAAATTACATCCTTCTATAAAAGGATGTGCAGATAGATGTGTTGAAATTTTAAAGAAAGAAAATATAACTATAGACGATCCAGATAAGAGTCAAAAATTTTCAAAATTTCTAAAAAGAAGGTTTCCGGATTTAAGAAGAATTATAAATGATTTACAAAAATGTTCAGTCGGAGGAGTTTTTAAATTTCCTGAAGATAATGATTCTTTAGATTTTTCTGGTTCTATTATAGAAGGTTTGTTGGGTGGAGTATCTTCTTTAGAAATAAGAAAAAATGTTATAGAATCTGAATCGTTATTTGATGGTAACTATCAACAACTTTTAAAGAGTATTTTTGATTATGTATATAATTCAAAAAAGTTCAACGAAAAACTAAAAAAACAAATTATGTTAGATCTCGGAGAACATATGTACAGAGATAATCTTGTTTTAGACCATGAAATCAACTTTTTCTGTTGTTTACTGGCTATAGAAAGTTCTTTAAATATTAAACCTTAATGGGTTTTGGAGAATTTTTCTTAGATTTAGAAGGTCCTGTAAAATATTTTTTGGCAATTGCAGGAGATGCTGGAATTGATGTTTGTGAAACAGGAAGTTTATTATCTTCTGGTTGATTTCCCAATCCTTTAAATTCATCAGGATTTGCTGGGACTGGTTTACATTGTGTATAATCTTGATAGTGTTCGTATTTGTTTGGAACCCCTTGTACTGGAGGTAGATTAATTCCAAAATCAAGAACTTCTACAAGTTTATAGTCGCCGGGTACGCTGAATTCGTTGTACTCTGTTGGAGCCTGTAAGCTTCTAGGATCCATTTTTAAGGTTAAATATATATTAACCGAACCTGCCAAATCATTTGGATCTCTAGGGCTTAAATCATTACTACTACCTTGAATTTCATGTATGAAAAAGAAGATTTCGGGATTTTGTTGGATTAATCCCTTTAGCCAAGTATCAAATGCAGAGTCTTGTTGGTATCTTTCCTTGTAATAATCTGATTGGAAAAACTCAGGTCTTAATCTTACAGGTGTATTTGTACGGAAACCTCCGTTTGAATGGTGTGTAAATGCTTTTTCACACAGAGTAGTAAATTTATTAAACTTTTCGCTCATATATATAGGGTTTTTGTTATAAATATTTACCACACATGGCTGCTATTTATATAGATAATCTTATAAAACCAAGAGAAGTAAAATCTCCTAATAATTACCCATCTAAGGAAACAAATCCAAATCAATACATATATTCCGATTTACATTTGGATTTGACTTTGGAAAAAAACGTAGGAAATGGTTTAAATTCTGTAGAAGGAAACGATGTAGTTGGTGACTATGATACAAATGCCATAAGAAATTCTTTATACAACATTTTTACTACAAGAAAGGGAGAAAAAATATTAAATCCTAGTTTTGGGGGATCTTTAGATCAATATTTATTTGAAGGAATAAGTGAAGTAAAAGCGAAAATATTGGGTGAAAGTATTTTAAGATCTGTTGCAGATTTCGAACCTAGAGTTGAAGTGGTAAATGTGAGCGTTATGCCTATGCCCGAACAAAATCAATATTATGTTGTTTTTAGGTATAAAGTATTAAATATTGGTAAGGTAGATAAATTCGAAATTAATTTCAAATCAAATAACATTAATATAATATGAGTGATATTGTTCCATTTAATAA